AGACTTTTTTCCGGCAGCGTATGCGTTGAAACCAGCACCACCCTGTGGAGCTGATCCGCTAGCTAGTTGCTTGTTGAAACGCATAAGAAAAGAATACCTTTTACGTAACGTCTTTGCTGACTCGTTCGTGGGCGCGTATGTAAGTCATAAGCGAGAACAAACGGACAGGGGCTGTCGTGGTGGATCCGGTGGTATCAAATTCGACACGGAAGTTTGCTTGGCGGAATCGGAGCGACTTCATGAACTTTACAAACTTACGGATTGCTCGACCTCCCGACGTAGGCTTTACCGTCTCGATCGAGATGTTTACTGTGAGCGGCTGATTCCAGTCATAGTTCAAAACTGCGGCCCATGTTGTCGCGTCCAACGCGCTCCACGTAACTTCTTGGCTGAACGTGATTGGCGTTACCGTGCCTCGAATTTCGCCACGGAAAATAGCATCGACACCCCACCAGAACAAGCGCTTGTACACGGAGCTTGCTTGGTAGTTGTAATTCTTGGTAACAATGATGCACGTGAAAGCTTCTGAGTCCTCGGTGAGCGAGTCAGTGATGTGCAACGTCTCAGCTACACGGCTACCGCCGGCAGGGACGATGGCTGAGCTGAACGTAATAGCTGTTTCATACTCAGCGTCAGTGACAGCTGCGAAGATCTCACCGATCGGGCCGTGCACCGTAGACTTCCAGATCGTCCATGTGCGGGTACGCAAACCGTAGACGTACAGGTTGTCGAAGTAGCTGAAAATAATCCGGTTACCAAAAATAGACACAGCGCGGGCTTGAGACTCGTCAATACCGGTACGCGATCCGGCCTCAAATGGAACTTTGAGATTTATCTGCTGTGCTCGATTATTGACAAATTCGTAAGCTTTTTCGTCGTACATGAAGTAAATGTAGTTTTCACGGGCAGCCAATGATTTCTTGTCCGTCAAACCAATGTTCGGGACAAGCAACGAGATTGTTCCACCGCCCGGATCGCTGGTGAATTGGTATGAGTAGATCGAGTTGGTTCGGAAAATGATTAGCGAGTTGTAGTAAACCGACACGCGAACAATAGCTTGCCCATCACCGGCACCAACGTTGATGAAGTTGGTAGTGCTGGAGAACGTAGGCCAGAACGTGGGGGAGCCGAGCGTGTTAGAGAAATACAGCGTGGTGGCGTTACTGAGAGCGTCACGACCGCCAGCTACCCAAAGACGGAACTTGTGTGCGACAATCGTGTCGCCTTTAGGCATTTGCGCTTCAGCGACAAAGCCGAGCGTCGGGGACCAACTTCCCCCCGGATTAGTGGATCCGAAAGGAGCCAGCAACCAAGCTTTGTTATCAAACTGAGCCATTGCAGTGGCGGCGATCGTGTTAGTGATCAGGATCCACGTGTTGCCGTTGAAGTAGTAAGTAGAGCTGTTGCCGTCACTGCCGATTAGGTACGGGACGTTTCCGGGCCCGTAGTAGTAACCCAGAATTGTGGGGTTACCCGCTGACGAGTTGAGCGGCATGTTGATGTTCTTGTACACGATCGGGGGACGCGACACCAGCGATCCGTCAAGATCCAATTCAAAGTTTTCGCACAGGGCAAGCTCGTTGTCAGCGATCGCTGTGGCGTCACTGAACGTGTTTAGGCCACCAATAAAGGGGCCGATTTGGACGGACTCGCCGGGCATGGTTCCTACCAGTCGTAAGTAGTGATGGTTTCGTATGTCATGTTTTGAGCTGTGCGCTCTTCTTCAGACTTCTCGTTGAGCCCGGCCTCAAACTGCTGCATCTTGGCAGCTGAGTTTTGGAAGTCCTCGTCCATCTCGTAAGCCTGCTGCATGACGTAACGAACTACGTCTTGGTAGTACTTGTCCGGGACCGACAGAACGCTGGCTGACGTTGTTACCGGCGTGGGCCGACGAGTGAAGTAAAGGTCGATCGAGCTGTCAGAGTTTGGCGTAGGCCACAGGGTGAACGTGCCGCCCCATTCGTACCAAAGCGTAGGGTCGCCCAAAGCTACGTTTAGCGGATCAGCCGTAAAAATGTGTTCTTCGGCTTCGGCAAACGACATGTTAGGGACGCGGTATCCCTTGAAGTGGAGTGACTCAACTTGGTGGATCTGGTCAGATGGGAACGTGTAAGAAGCTTGGCCTGCGACAGAAGTGCTGGTGCTCTTGGCTTTCAGTACTTTGTTCTTGGCTACGATCACGTCCTGTGCGTCATTGATCCAACGGATAATGTCCGAGTCTGCGAGCTGTACGCCAGACTCGTCACCAAACTGTCGCTTCACAGCGATCAGTACGTCAGAAACTAGTCGAGTAGCTGCGTTTAGTGTCACGAGTTGTAGGTCCTTCCGCCGTGTCGCCACGTGTGCTTGTTTGTTTTGGCCGCAAACTCGAACAGGTCAAGGTAGTCGGCAAGATCTTCTTCTTGCTTTTTCAAGTTCATGAGCTCTTCAGCGGCACGCTTAGCTTCCATCTTGGCAAACACGTCGTCTGGACGGTGCTTGCTCAAGTCACCCTCGAAAATCCACGTAAGCACAGCTGCTGGATCTTCCATTTCTTTATCCGTCAAATAGCGAATAATGTGCGCGGGCATATTTGCCGGGGAGTCAAGAATAGCCCACGGCTTAGTATCGGTAGCGTCACGCTTTTCTTTAGGGATATAAACAAGCGACAGGGTGTTTTTGTAGTCCTGAAGTACTTGAGCTAGATGGGCGTGCTTCTCATTGATGAATTCGCCAAGATCCGAGTTCCACACTGTTGAGGACCGGTTGAGAGAAGTTTCCATAGAGGAAGTTTAGCGGAAAGGTGCGTGTTTTCCTTAGCGCAAGACCTCATACCCAGTAAAGCGACTTTTCTCAGTTACAACCCACGTAGCCATTCCAGCCTCAGCTGACATACCTGAGTAGTCTGCAAACTCTGGGGATCCGCCATCGAGTGCTGGATTTTGTACAAAAAGCAGTGTCCCAAAGTTTCGGATGACTTCGTGGTGGTAATGATTGCCGACCAAGACAACAGCGTCCCCTGTTGGGTTGTGGGCCGCCGCCATGTTTTTGTACCAGTTGTAAGCTTTGGTCGAAGGATCGCCTCCGTTGCCTTTGCCGTAAACGCTTCCATGCGTGACTGCGTAGATGTGAGAGTTGATGTCCACAGTCAGGGCTGGCTGATCGTAGGCAATGTTGAACGACACGTGGCTGAGTGCCTCGTCTCGCTCGGCGGCCATAGCTACGGCTTCAGCTACTAGCTGATCAAAATTGTCTTGACGGTTTACTCGTTTGCCGTTGATCCGGTTCTCGCCGTGGTTTCCGGGCACAGCTACTACGCGGAACGTAGGGAATCGCGTAGCTACCCGATCCAAGAAGTTGAGCACGATTCCGACAGTTGTGCGGATCTGATCGCGCATGCCCATGTCGATCTGCCAATTCTGGTTCGGGTAGATCGAGCAGCCTTCAATCAAGTCTCCGCCAAGTAGCAATATGCCGTCTGAGACATATTTTTCATCGTCTTGTACCCGCTCCTCGGCAAGGGCAAATATCTGATCCAAGCGCTCGATTAGGGCCTCTGTGCCGCCTCCAGCGTCTTTACCGGTCTGCGTATCGTTGATGTTGAACACCAGCGTGCCCTCACCTGACGGCTTTTTTGTTCCACGTGAAACACGTTTCAATTTGTTGAGAATCTCAACGCCATCTACTGTGATTTCAGACGTATCTGGCTCTATAACGAAACGGTAACGCCAGACAGGTTTAGTTGTGGCCAGCTTCTGATCCTCAGAATCGCGGGTCCACGCCACCGGATCGTATTTCATCTCAGCGATGCGTACACGGTAACCGACAGGGATCTCGATACCCATGTCCGTAATGGCTTGCGCAAAGTCAGGCTCGCCCTCCAACGTAGGAAGAATGTCTGTCGTTACAAACCGAACGTTGTTGGAATCAAACCGCACACCCGGTTCCCACCCTTTCGGGTGAGACTGCCGAGTACGTGAAGCAAGTGTGGGCGGCGTAGTCCGTAAATAATCAGAGAGGTCCACAGATCGCACACTTGCCTTGTCGGTGAGTTGTCAAACCCTCACGAGCGGATGGCATACCAAATTTCTTGAGTACGTCCATAAGTTCTCGCGTACTCCATGCCGAATCGGCCATAGCTGCTTTCATGGAAGCCTGATCAGCTTCTGGTAGTTCAGCTACCCATGTCCCAAATTTGCACTCGCGGGAAGGCCGGGGCCCAGCAGCGAGTGCCAGTGTCAAGTTATCCATGACGGTTAGCTTACTGCGTTGCGAGGAACATTTCTCGCAAATCGTCAATAGCAAGCTTTGGGTTAGTCAGGCCAAGCTGGGCTACATAGTAGGCGCGTTCGCCATCATCAATGTTGTCAAAGCCTGTTTGAGCTTTGTAAAAAGACCGCTGGTAGTCGTTCAAGCTAAGGTTGGCGGGCAGCCCAGATACCGTCTTGAAGTACTTGTACATGTAGTCGTTCAAGGACAGGCCGAAAGGCAGCCCGGAGACTGTGCGGTAGTACGTGATCATATCTGCCATGAAAACTCCAAAAAAGTAAGGGCCCCACCCATTGTAATGGATGAGGCCCTTTAGCTTGATGTTTAGGACTCGATGATGTCCGAGATCAAACCGTGCGTGTTACGACGATCCGTACCAAGCTCGTGGTACTCGACGAGGCGAGCGTAGTAAGCGTCGTAATCTCCAGAGGAGTCACGAACCTGCTTCCACATGCTGCCATCGCGGTCGAGCCAGTGAGCTTCCTGATCGCGGTAGAAGGTGACTGCCTCCTCGTTGACAAAGTACTGCTTGCCAAGAGGTGCGTCGACATCTGCCACAACAGGGATTTCGCCGTTGTCCGTGGTGAACGCGAGGCCAGTGAAACCACCAGTGAATTCCTGCTGGTTTACAGTGCTACGAGTCTGCGAAAGCAGGTTGAAGTAGCTACGGCGAACACCGAGGCTCTGGAAGATAACCGTGGTCTTGCCACCGCGGGTGCGGATACGGTCAGCCATCTGGATCATCAGACCTTCTGACAGGGCGCGAGCAGTTCCACCGTTAGCCGAAACTTCAGCGGTCCACTCAGGCTCAGTCGAGGGGTCAATGTTGTACAGCGTGCCGCTTGCCGCGATGATCGCGTCAAAACCGGTGATTTCGCGGTTACCGGAAGCCGAGGGGCCCGATCCGGTGCGCACGAGGATCTGTGCTGTAGCAACGTTGAAAGTAGCGCCCGAGAGGGTAACCGTGTTAGCGCCGGCAGTCAGGTCAATAGACGTGACGGTACGAGCCGAAACAGCAACCGTGGTTGGGAGCGTGATGATGTCCACAACAGCACCGATCTGGAACAGACGAGCGTCTGCGACAGGAACGATGTTTACGCCAGTGCCGTTTGCGCGAACAACGCCGATAGCGCCGTTGCCCGAGCCGTAGATCTGACGGTTGAGGTCCTTCTTGAAGTCGTTTTTGAGGCCTTCGATTTCGTTGTCGAGAGCCTTAGCAAATGCCTTCGGGTCAGTGCTGGACATGGCGATTGCCTGTCCGGTCAGCTGGATTCCACCGTACTGGTGCTTGAGGCCAATACGAGCGGCAGCGTGCCCCTGCTGACCAGCAGTGGGGAGTGCTTCCATCTCGTTACGGGCACCAATGCCAGAGTTACGACGGGTGTGGACGGGGAAGGTTACGTACTTGCCACCAGTCTCGTTCGTGACACCGCTTGACGAGCGCGTGATGCGCTTCAGTGCAGTGACCTCGTTGTTGAGCTGTTCGCGGATACGGCCCTCGTATACCTCTTTGAGAAGAGGCGTGATAGTGCTCAGTGTTGCAGGCATGTTAGCCCTTTCGTACTTGGGTGGAAACTAAGCCTTGTTCGACTGCGACAGGAAGGCTGCGATCAGATCTTGCGTCTCATTGCGAGACAAAGATCCAACCGAACGATTCTGCGCACCTGACGGGGTTCCGCCAGATGTTGGTAGAAGTCGAGGGGCTGAGTCTCCGGGACGGGGGGTTGTAAGGATGCGTTCACGAAGCGAATCGAATTGGTCTGCCGCTTCCGACAGGGGAATTACTCGGTTCGACTGTGAACTAAGAAAAGCTGCACGGCGCACAATCTCCTGCATGTCATCTTGCGAGTAACCACGCTGGGACTGGAGATCAGAGATTTCTTTGGAAAGCTCCGACTCGGCTTGCGCCATGATTTCGGCTTCTTGCTGTGATTCGAGGAATTGTCGGATCTGTTCTTGACCCTGCTGCAATTCCGCGATCCGAGGATCAAGTGCGTCTTGATCCTGCTCATCAATGTCATCAGCAATGTCTTGGGCCTCAGCTTGCGTGGGCATACGCCCGTTCTGCTGCAGGAAGTTTCCAAGAGCCTCGTACATGGCTTCAGGATTCTCATCCATCTGGGTAACGATCGAACGATAATTTCCCAGTTCCTCGGGGGTGCCGAGGTCCTTGTACGGTGCGTACTGAGCATTGATGGATTCAAAACGCTTATTTACGCCTTGATCCCATTTACTCAGTTCGGGCTGAATGAGCTGAAAAGCTGCATCGCCTAGTTTTTCTCGAATGGGCTCCCACGCGGGGTTCACCCCGCTTGACGTTTCTGGCCCTGTATCTCCAGTAAATTCTCCGCCGAGATCTACTGTCTGATCTGTACCTTCAACCGTTAGGTCATCCATGTTTTGTCTCCTTGCCGTACCTCTAACGAGGCCCTAGCTGGTAGTTGTTTAGTTGCTGTAGTTGGCCTAGAGGCCAACCACCGAGATTTCGTGTGTAATGCACACGTAAATCAAGTCTTGTTTGGTGGCCGTGTTCAAAAATGCGGCCGGGTATGACGAAGCGACTGCCGAGCCGTTGATCGCGGTACGAAGTTGGCCAACGCTGGGGTGGTCGTTCTGGATACGGTTGTAGTTGTGAGGGGTAAGCGAGTGCTTTACGTCGTTTACTGGCATGTTAGGCTCCGGGTGTTGGGGTCATGTCGGGAACTTGACCATTACCTGACATCGTAGCACCCGGCCCTTGCATTTGGCCTGTTTGATCCATTCCCTGCATTTGCGCCATCTGCATCTGCATCTGGGCCTGCTGGATGTACATTTCGTGCTGAGCCACGTGCTTGTCAAATTCAGCTTTGATTTCAGGCGGCAACGATTCATACTCCTGCGACATACGGAAAATGTTGTGCACTTCCATGTGCTTCTCATGCACGTCAAAGTCATCGACAGGGATGTAAGGCTGTGCCTGTAAAGCCTCGATGTCGATCATCTGGCCCATAGCTTCGGCCTGCTGAGCTTGCATCTGCATTTGCATTTGCGCTTCCTGCAGCATTGCGGGATTCAGCATCTTCATCTTGATGTTTTCACGCTGAGCCTTACGCTCGGCCACCTGCATTAGATCGAGGATCTTCTGAGCTCCACCAACTTCGAGAAGGCGCAGAGCGAGGTTCTGGTCGATCAAGCCC